CCTGCCCCACCGGGGAGCGAGGCCGCAGGCCGAGCCATACAAGTTGCACCATTATTATTATTAATCGTCATATAACAATAAATACGATTAGTATTATGATAAAGAGAATATGGAATAAAATAACTACTTTTTTAAGTGGTTATTATTCAGAACATAAAGACGATATTATTATTGGTTTCGTCATTGCTACTGTCGTAGGTATTTTATTTAAGGCTACTGTTGCTACTTGGTTTATGAGCTTATGGATTACGTTAGCTTATCAAATCATTATTTGTGGTATTCAAGCTGCAAGAAAGAAAACAGTAACTGGTCTTAAAATTCATCCTATTATTATTAACTTTGTAGTTGGAGTATTTATTTCGTTATTGTTCTTGGTATGGCAGTAATTAATCTTCGAAATGTTGTAGCGCTCGGTGTACTTGAAGATGGTGTATATCCGAGTGTTTATAATGGCCAAACCGGAGAATATATTGGTACAGTAGATGGTGAAGGTGCTGGTGTTAAAACAGTTCCTACATTATATATGTACTATCGAAAGAATGGCCACCTATATTTATATAGGACAAAGGAGAGGATTGAAATAGACTTAACTAATGTAACTGCTTACGATAATAGTGCTCTATTTAAGCTAACTGAAAAATCTGATATTAGTTCTGCAAAGATTACCGAGTTTGAATCTCGAAATATTGATGTAGGACATTATGAATATAAAGTTCCGTGGGTTAAATCAACTCAACAATATCTTTATATACTTGTACCGATTGTTCGTTCTATACATACAATTACAGTACAAGGTATCATAAGTAATCAGATATTCACTCTTACTGGTATTTATGTTCACGAGGGTAAATCTTGGTGGATTTATCGGACGAATGTAAAGACCAATTTTGATTTTAATGATGCTGTTAATGAGATTCTTGATGTTCAAGTATATGTTCGTGAGCTTACAGCTGAGGACTTAAATCCTGTTGAACAACTTACAAAACTTTTATTTGAACATATTAATAATAAGTTTAATCCTCATGAGGTAACAAAAGAACAAGTTGGTCTTGGCAATGTTGATAACACTGCCGATATAGATAAACCTGTATCTCGACCTCAAAAAGAATATATTGATGCTCTTGAAAATAGGGTTAAAGGTTGGTTCAAACAGTTGAATGTTTGGATTAACAATCATGTTGCAGAAGTTAATAAGAAGTTTCAAGATGTTTGGGCTGCTATAAACAAGAAACTTGATAAAGAAGATTATGAGAATGATAAAGATAATTTCAATGCTCATATTCGTAATTATGATAACCCTCATAGAGTTACTGCCGCACAAGTTGGTTTACCAACTGCCGCAAGTGACATTGAGAAATTAAAACAAAAAGCTCAAGAACTTCAAGGTTTGCTTATTAATAAGCAAGATAAAACTTCTGAAGAACTTGTTACTGATAACAAACGTATTGTAGATGCTATTAATGAGATTTATGGTATTGTTGTAGAACATAATAATCATGTTCGTAGCAACAGTATTAATCAAATTGAAGTTACAAGTGAGATTCCTACTACGTTTGAAGATGGTATACTTTGGATTCGTATTCCTAAACATGAAGAAGATTATATAACAATTAAGATTGAAGTTGTTCCGGTTGATTCTACTATACGAATGATTAATTCGGAAGGTAAAGAATCAGCAGGTATTGGTAGTGCAAGTCTTGAATGTTTAATTCAAAGTCGTTTACATTATATTGTAGAAAAAGAGAATTACATTACAAAAGATGTTTATGTCGATGTAGGTGTTGAAGATACGACAATTAAGGTTGTTCTTACACCTAAAACTAAAAAGACATTAACTGTAAATGCAACTCCTGATAATGCTTTAATTATATTTACTGATAAACCTTCTAATGTAGTTATTGCTCAAGGTACTGGTACTCTTACATATGAAACTTATGACCCGCGTGATATTTTAATTCAAGTCGGTGCAAGTGGATATGAAACTTACGAAGAGCGTATTACGTTAGATGAGAATATAATTCGTAATATTACTCTTATTGCTCTACCGGTTGAACAAGGTGCTGTAAGTCTTACGGTGGTCGATAGCGAAACAAAGGCCAAAATAGCCGCATACGTCTATGATAAGGACACGGGTGGTATATTAGGTCGAGTTACAAAAGATACGCCGCTACAACTCACCGGAGATGTCAATACGAGCCGAATTTTAAGGTTTGTTTCGTCGGGTTATATAGAGGTTGAACAACTGGTAACTTATGCAATTCCTACCGCAGAAGTTACTGTTGAAATGGATAAAGTTCCAGTTCAATCTGGTACTATCTATGCAACTGCTGTAAATACTGAATCTACTGCTTTAGACGGTGTTACGTTTGAGTATAAACTCAGTACTGAAAGTAGTTGGAAACCTCTTGGTAATGACGAATCGGCTACTGGTAAATCTGAGGTTGTTACAGCTCCAGTTGGAACAAGTGTTGATTTCCGAGCTTCTAAAACTGGTTATATAACTAACACTGGAACTGGTACGATTAATTCTACTGGTGAACATAGTGTTACTATTGTACTTGAAGAGTTACCGCCTGAACCCAAAGAGGTTTCTGTAACTATCAAGGCTTATGAGATTTATGATGATAATAAACTTTATTTAGCTGCTGATATTAAAGAAATATCAAGTACTGGAACTACTGTTGGTACAACCAGACCTGATGAACCTTTGGTAATCACAAAGAATAAAGATAGTGTTATAACTTATTATGCTATACCGTTATCTTCTGATTGGTATAATATGGGTAGTGAAGAAGTAGTATTTGATACTAATAAAACAGTTGAGATATTATGTCTTCGTAATAATAACGGCCTTATTAAAGTTCGTACACGGGATGCTTTAACTGGTTGTATGCTTAGTGATACCATTTATGATGAAACTAATAAAAAAATAGGTACCTGTGATTCATCAGAAGATGGTTATGTTAGTGAAGCTAATCCGATTGGTTTCGAACGTAATTATAAGACTTTAGGTGATACTCGTTATGAAGCTACTAAACCTGCATTGTTTATTGCAGCTAAACCTTCTGAAGCTGTTGTCAATTATATTGATTTACATCCGAAAGAAGGTCAAGATTATATAGCTCTTAAATTTGTAGATTCTGTTACTAAAGCTCCTATTACCTCAGGTATTAGTTGTCGGTTTAATTCTACTATTAAAACTATTATTACTGACTATCAAGGTATAGCTCATATTAGTGGTACTTATGATTCAAAGGTTGTAATTTTGGTTAGACGTAATGGTTACACTGAATATAATCAAAGTTATGATAATCTTGCAAATCATAGTGTTACAACTATTGAATTAGTACCTGAACCAGTATTTGAAAACGATGGTATTGATTATATGCAAATCGAAGGTGATGATATTGAACATCCTATATTTAGGGTTGGTGATGTCGAATCTAATTAACGGTTTAATGATATGAAAGAATCAGTAATTCGCAAAGTATTTTGTGCCTTAAACTGGCCTCCGAAAACTGGTGCTTTTCAGAAGTTAATTACTTTTGTAGTTGAAGGTTTAGCCACTAAGGCTGAATCTTCAACTGTTCAAGAATTACAAACAAAAGTAGAAACTCTTGAAGGTACTGTTAATACATTACAAGAAACTGTTACTACTTTAAGTGGTAAAGTAAGTACATTAGAGAGTAATTATACTTCTTTGGAAGGTCGTGTAACTGCTCTTGAAACACCGCAAAGTTAATATTAATCTACAACTATGGCACAACTTAATCTTCTTGAACGAGCTACAGAAGCTGTCGTAATGCTTAATGGTAATCGTCGGCAGGTTCTTGATATGTGGCTTAATGGTAAAAAAGTTTGGCCAATAGATGAACCTGTTGTAGAATTAGCTGTTGATAAAACTCTTGTTATTCTAAATAAAGATAATAATTATCATGATACCATAACTGTTTTCGCAAGTGATACAGCTGAATGGGAATTTGGTAATTAGTTTGTTATTATAGTTAATCGACCAAAAAAAAACAAATGGCAACTATTCCGAGTTATTTATCATGGATTCCTAAAACTGGTACTGGAAATGCACAGATTAAGATTAATTCTGTGACTCCTTATACTGGTCGTGCAGATAGAAGCACTAAAGTTTCCGGTAAGATTGTCGGAAAGACTAACGCAGTTACAGTTACGGTTCTTGAAAAGGCTGCTGACGAATTTATCACTCCCGATGTTTTAAATATCAATGTTGCTAAAGGTGGTGAAACAATTCATGTAACTGGTAAGTCTAACTCGAAACTTCTTACGTTTACATGGAAAACTAACTTCGGTATTGCAAACGTAACATCATTTAAAGTTAATGGTAGTACAACAGCTACGTCTGGTACTGCTATTACTGGTGATCCCGGTGCTACTGGAAAATATAATTATGATGTTACTGTTGTTGTACCGAAGAACGGAACTATTGAAGTTCGTTCTGCAACTCTTGAAATCAAGGGTGAAGGTGCGAGTGTTGTTAAAACTATTACTATTACTCAGGCTCTTGGTGACAGCTATCTGTATCTCAATTCGCAGGGTACAACTACCGCAACTGTTACTATTCCGAAGGGTGGTGGTGAGCAGACTCTGAAGGTTATGTCTAATGACGAATGGACATTCGAACCTGCTGAATAAATTAATTAATCATTTATGAGTGTTATCACTAATAAATGGAATGACGGGAGTGGAGATTCAATTAATATTGAATCTCCCTCTTTTCAAGGAAATCAGACTGTTAAAATTTCATCACCTGTTCAAAAGGGTACTTCTAAAAGAAGTATGAAGTTTATTGGAAAGTGTAAAAAAGATTCCAGTAAACAAGTTATTCTTACTGTTGAACAAGAAGCATCTGTTTATACATATGATTTAATATTAAGTAGTGATAATACTGAAATTGCCGCAAAAGGTGGAACTGCAAATATTACAGTTGTACTTAAAACGTATCGTAATGGTAATTTAGTTAGTACAGATAATGTTATTCCAGTTCTATCAGGAAGTGCTACTGGATTTTCTATATCTGGTACTAAGGTTACTGCAAGTAATCGAACTACAACTGTTGGTAGTAGGAGAAGTATTGTTGTAACTGGTAAATATTCAAATACATTTGATGGTCAAACAGTATCATCAACTATTACTATTTATCAAGAAGCCAATGAGGCTTCTTATGGTGCTTTAACAGGTGGTTCTATTTTAGCATCTGATATTCCTGCAAGTGGTGGAACTTCTTCGACCAGTATTTCTAATATGTCGCAAACAATTAGTTATACATCTGGTTCGACTCGTGCTGGTACAGTTACCTATTCAAAAACAAGTGAAATTACAGTTTCTTCTCTTGGAACCACAGTTAAGGCAAGAACTAAGGTTGGACAAGTTACTGTAACTTATACTGGTGAAGGTGGTATAACTGCCAAAAAGACTGTTGATATTTATCAAGCTGAAAATAAAGTAACTAATAGCAATTACAATCCTCGAATTACTGCTTACGGAATTCCTACTATAAGTATCGGTAGTGGTTTAACAGCAGCTGGTGGTTCTGCGACTGTAAGTGCTTCTGTTACTAATACTGAAACTTATAATGCTTTGTATAGTTCGGGTGCTACTGGCCCGAATCAAACACGAAGTGTTGGTGGTAGTTTATCAATTTCTATGACTGCTAACGGTAATAATAGATTCAGTTTATCTGGAAATACGATTACTCATAGTAGTATGGGAACTAATGAAACTACTGATACTGTTACTATAAAAGCTGTAAATAACAGAGATAGTTCTAAGTCAGCTACTGCTTCTAAGAGTATAGTAAACAGTAAAACTGTTAAATCTACTTCTGGTGGTGTTTATACATATGGTAATATAACAGCTGGTACAATTACGAATGCTACGATTCCTGCAAGTGGTGGTTCTGCTACTGCTAAAGCTGGAAATGGTACTCAAAGTTGGAACAAGTCTGCTACTATTACTACTTATCAATACGATTCTGGTTCTACACAAGATGTTACAACTGAAAAAGCTTCAAGTGGAACAAATAATGTTTCACCAAGTATTGCTTCTATTGAAGCTACTGCATCTTCAAAAGGAACCACTATTTCTTCTCAAACTACTGTTAAAAGTCAAGCTGTTACATGGTCTGCTAATGGTAAATCTGCCAGTAAAACTATGTATATTTATCAAGAAGCAAATGCTGTAATAGATGATAATTACGATGAACATCTTAGTTCTTATGGTACTCCTAAAATGGAAATTATGGCTAATCTAATTACTGCTGCTGGAGGTACTGCACGTGCAGCTGGAGTAGTCAGAAATACTTATACTTATTATGATTTATATACATCTGGTAGTACAATTCCTTATACAAGAACTAGAGCTGGTGTTCATAAAATCGAAATGATTAGTAATGGTAATAATAGATTTTCTATGGATGATACGTATCTTATTACACATTCATCTATGGGAACTGATGTTACAACTGATACTGCTAAATTTAGATGTTATAATGAAAGTGATAGAACAAAATATGTAGATGACTCTATTTCTGTAAGTAATAGAATTGAATCATATAATTATGGTTCTTGGAATATTAATATTTCTGCTAATCCTATTTCTCTTCCAGCAACCGGTGGTACTTCTACAATCACTTCGAGTTGTACTCGTTCTAAAACTCCTGTTTATACATCAGGTAGTACTGGAACAGCAACAAGTGAAAGTGCAACTCCGATATTAGCTTTAACAACTAATCCGGGAGGTTTTACATTAAGTGGTAATAAATTAACAGCAGCTAATAATCCTATTGGAGCAAAAACTGCTACTGTAACTGCAAGTTATTCTGGTGCTACTTCTAAGTCAGTTAGTGTTACACAAGCAGCTGGCCCGGATGGTATTGGTTATATGCAGATTCAAGGTAATGGTGTTGACCACTATATTTTCCAAGTTGGTCGTACACCAAATACTCGTTCTAATGATGTTCAAACTTTATCAGAAGAGCCTGTTGAAGTTGCAACAGAAACTAAATCTGAAAGTTTGTTTGCTAAAATTAAACGTATTGTTACTAATCTTAATTAATCAAAAATTATGGCTTTATCCAAATCTGCTTTGAAAGCAAAATTTGTTACTGGTGCTATACCAACTCAAACTGATTTTGCCAACCTTATTGATGGTATGTTAAGTATGCCATTAAGGGGGGCGACTGGTGACAATACTATAAGCTTTGGAAATGGCGATAGTACTGACCGTATTATTGTCAATAGTTTGAGATATGTTACTGATAATAATGTTTCTTATTTTCTTATAGGAGCTTGGAATCAGAAATTATCGAATAATGTTATTGTAGCTATTCTTAGATTTGAAACAGATGCTACATTGTTAAATGTATCTGTTTCATATCATGTATTAAGTTCATCAGATGTTCATTATATTGCTACTAATATAGGTTATATTAATGAAGCTGATGAAATTGATTTAATTGAATATTTACAAAGGTCTAATTTTCCGTTTTATAATATTCAAAATAGAACCAATAATAATCCAAATCCGCGAATTATTAATTCTGGTGTTATAACATATACTGTTTATCCTGCATTACAAAATGGTGAATGGTATGTTGGTTATGGTTTCGCAATGGATGTAGATATGGGTGGTTCTAATGATTTGTATGTTTATCGTTGTACAGGTAATTCTCAAACTAAATGGACTGCTATTGACAGTATTGTCGCAAAGGATTTAGAAAACGCTGGTAAATTTAGTAAAAAACTACTATATTAAACTCTGACTGTTATTAGTAATAATAGTTAGAATTTAACTGATATATGTCAAACTTTAACTATTATTACTATGACTATTGCACAGATTAAAGCTTTGTTTCAAACTGGGAACATTCCTACACAAGCTAACTTTGAAAATTTGATAAATAAGATTCCGAATAATGATTTAACATGGGGGGG